GTACTGTCTTGAAAGAGGTATCAGAGAAGAAGACAACGAAAGAGAAAGTAGATCATCTACTCTATCATCGAGGAAACAAAGTGATGATTTCATTATTGAAATACGCATTTGATCCAAGAGTCGAGTTTGATCTTCCAGAAGGTTCACCTCCATACAAAGAAGACAAAGTACTTGAGAACAATGAGTCTGGTCTGTATGGTCGCTTTCGTAGTTTCTATATCTTTCTAAAAGGTGGTTCGCCTGGTCTGACACAGCCTAAGCGCGAGATGCTATTCATTGAGCTACTGGAAAGTATTCATCCAGATGAGGCGAAATTGATACTTGCAGTGAAAGATAAGAAACTTCCGTATAAAGGTATTACTGCTAAGACTGTAGAAAAGGCCTTTCCTGGCCTGATTGACTCATAAGGAGATGTGAGATGAGTAAGACAAAGAAAGATAAGTTTAATCGTTCAGATGATCGCCGCTTTGTTGATGGCGCATATGCACAACGAAACACTTCTTTCGAAGCCCGCGAAGAAAAAAAGATGAAGAATATTTTCAGATCAGGCAATCTAGATATCGATACAATCATGGAACTAGAAGAAGAAGATTTCTTCTATGAAAACAACTAGGATATAAATACAAGCATATGCCAATCTATACTTTCAAAAATAAAGACACCGATGAACCATTGTTCGAGGTGTCTCTTCGCATATCGGAACTTGATCAATTCAAGGCCGACAATCCGCATCTCCAGCAAATCATCACTGGAGCACCATCGATGGCTCGTGACGCTGGCAATAAAAAGCCAGACGAGGGCTTTCGTGACGTTCTAAAATCAATCAAAAAAGCATCTGGTAGAGGAAACAATATTAACACATTCTAGGCGAACTTATGAAACCTGAAATTTTTGTCCCAAACTTTCTTACTGATAAAGAGGTAAAAAGTGTGCTAAGGTCAGTGTTAGAACTAAAGAAATATTGGGTTCCATTTGATAAAATGTATCCAGAATGGGGTATGCTTCCTCTAGGTTTATACTATATACCGTCACAGAAATATATATGGAAAATGAAGCCGATCATGAAAAACTCATTCGATTGGTTGTACGTGAAACTTAAGGAAGTATTTAATTCTGATTACCATGACGATTTAAGTTATCCTGGATTTCATGTCTTTGCTAGACCAGGCGAGAAAACTTCTTTAAATTTTCACATAGATGGATTTGATCATCCATTAATCAGGCACACGAAAATAACTTCTTATATTTTACCTATTACACTTCCAAAAGAAAAAACAGGTTTGATTTATTCTGTCGATAACAATTTAACTAATAGGGAGGCGAAGGAAGACGGCAAAGAATATCAGACGTTCTATTATAATGTAGGCGATCTGTGTACTTGGGATGGAAATCTACAACATTCAATGGGAACTTTTAACATAGGAGAAAACGAAAGCCGAATCACACTTCAATTTCATGTGAGTGATGCAGGCTATATTTTTTGGTAATTACAATAATAACCAACATAGGGAAAGAGTATATGGCGCTTTCAAAGAAACAAAGACGATCACTGAGACGACAAGGTATTTTAGATGATCGTGACACTGTTCCACAGAGAGGCATGAAACTTCGCGAAATCACACCAAAAACCGACAACCAGCAAAGTGCTTTTGAGGCATACGATAACGATAAGCACATTTTGTTACATGGTTCACCAGGCACAGGCAAAACTTTTTTAAGCCTGTATCTTGCTTTCTTCGACTTATTCGAGTATCATGATAATACTAAGGATAAAGTCGTTGTCATTCGCTCCGCGCAACCATCTAAAGACATAGGGTTCTTACCAGGAACTGAGACACAAAAGATGGCGAACTACGAAGCACCTTATAAAAACATTTGCTCAGAACTTTTTAACAGAGGAGATGCTTACGATATTCTGAAGCAAAAAGGTTTGTTTGAATTTCAGTCTACATCGTTTCTCAGAGGAACGACACTAGACAACTGTATCATCATACTAGACGAGGCACAGAACTTATCTTACATGGAGCTTAAAACAGTTTTAACTCGTGTTGGTGATAGCTCACGTATCATTATTTGTGGTGATATTTTACAGGATGATCTAACGAGTGCCAGATACAGTCAAGAATCTGGACTTCAAGGAATCATGAAAATTTTTAATAGAATGGATTGCATGGCTCATATCGAGTTCGGCATTGATGACATTGTACGTTCAGGCTTTGTACGAGATTTCATCATTGCAGAACATGAACTTGGTGCATATAATCCAAGAGAGATGCTAAGGGCAGTGTAATGAAAACTTTTGATTATGAATTGTTTGAGCCTAAAAAACTCAATCGAAAGAATGTGGACGGAAAACGACTGTACGTGACTGAGAGCGGAGAAAAATATCCATCGGTCACTACAGTCCTTTCTTATTTTAGCAAAAAGAGTATTTACCGCTGGCGACAACGTGTAGGCGCTGAAGAAGCAAACAAAGTATCTGCGCAAGCGTCTAGAGCAGGCACAGAGGTTCATAATATCGCGGAAATGTATACTCTCGGTACACTAAATCAGAAAAAAGTAAACCCGATTGCTCTTTCTACCTTTCGAACTATTCAACCTTATCTCGATGAGAATGTCGATACAATCTATGGTATCGAATTGCAAATGTATTCTGACGAACTTCGAACGGCTGGTACTGCTGACCTGATCTGTAAGTATAACGGCAAGAATACGATGCTCGACTTCAAGACATCGAAGCGCGTTAAGAAGAAAGAAGACATCACAACATACTTCATGCAAGCCGCGGCATATTCTGTCATGGTAAAAGAATTGTATGACATGGACATTGAGCAAGTAGTGATATTGATGGCAGTACATCAAGGTGAGCCTATTGTGTTCGTAGAGCCGATCGATGACTATATAAAGATGACAAAAAAGTTTTTCGATCTATACAACAGAGGTATGCTCGGTGAAGATTTTTAGAAAAGAGTTTGTTACATCTCCCGTTTACGAGGAGAGCAGTGTCGAAGTAACGTACATCAAACGATACATGTTTGACTTCGCACGAAATTTCTGTATCAACTTCATTGAAGGAGATGATTCGTTTCCTCACCTTCACAATCATCCATGGGACTACTTCACACTGATACTTTGGGGCGGTTACTTCGAGACAGTCAATGAAGACGGCAAAGAAGTAACGAAGAGACGAGGTCCAGGATATTTCTCGTTCCGTAAATACAGCGACTTTCATCGTATTCGTCCCATAGGCAAAAGAGCAATCACGCTATTCTGGCGAGGCAAGATGAAACAGCCATCGACTCAGTTTCTAGTAGACGGTAAGCCCATGCGCGACATGAAATATTGGATGAAACAGGGCTATAGTAAGGAATACGTCAAAAAGCGACTAGTCAAAGACGGTCTTGTCTGATCGATAAAATCGATCAATTTGTGACTTTTTAACAAAAATAATCATAATTTTTATCAAAATATTTCTTGACTCTCGATCAAATTCCATTATAATTGTAACTGTAATGATGATTGAGGTGATTCTATGTTGGTTCTTTGTTCTACTGTCTCTGCTATGAAAAACGATCTCCGCGCTCAGGATGATCGCTGGACCGATGAGGTGCTGATGAAGTACAGTAGCTATCTCATTAAGAGAAACAGTCAGGCCAACGGTGGCCGTCTTTGTAGTACTCAAGATAGTCAACGTTCTAAGGTCTACCAGTCTGAATGGGCGTTCCAGCGCAAGTTCGGCAATGGTCAAGAGTTCAAGACTATGAAGCAAGCAGAACGCTACCTGCAGAAGGTGATGCGCTCCAAAGCATGGGAGAAGCTCGCTGATGGTAAGCGATGCTATCTCGGCACCATTCAAGGTCGTGCGAATCAGCGCACTGCTGGTCGCGCTCACTACGGTGGTCGAATCGAACTGTCGCCAGCTGGTATGAATGAGTACACTCTCCTGCATGAGCTGGCTCACCAGTCAGGCAACATGCACCACGATGTCGGTTTCCGTCAAGACTTACTTGCCCTCGTGTCTCGCTTTATGGGTCGTGAGGCAGCCGGTATGCTCAAGGCAGAGTTCAAAGAGCGCAAGCTGAAGCTGACTATTCCCAAGGCGAAGGCGCCTGAGGCATGGCTTGAGTCATACTACCGCGCTCAGAAGATGCGCGCCAGCTTATAAGAAAAAGTTCTAAGGAACTCGATTCTTATGCGAAAATATTCTAAAAAAAATTCAATTTTCTTGAGAAAAAATGTCAATAAAATCAATCACTTACGAGCGTCAAAAAACTTCAATAAAATCAATAACTTGGCGCTTGTGTTTTTTGGCTACCTATGAGATAATTACCTTGTAATGAGAGATGAGGTTATTGATATGAAAGAGTTGATTGGTTGTGAAGTTGAGGGTTACTGGGGTTGTGAACACCCTTCATCGTTTGGCGTGATCTACGGCCGCGAAGGCAATGAAGTGTTGATTCGTTGGTCTAACGGTGCGAGTTTCCGCTGTGAAGCCGCCCGTCTTCGAAACGGTATCCCTGGCGCTGTCGGCATCTACTTGTCTTAAGGAGAGAGTGTAATGTTTAGAATTCCCCATTTTTACCAGAATGACGATTTGAGTTTTCAAGAGGCATGGGATATCATGACTCGTCATGGTCGCGGTGACTGTCTCGAAGGCATGAAAGCGATGGACCGAATGTGGTCTGAGTACTGTGCTTCTCCCGACCAAGATGATGATGAGTTGTTTCGCAACTGGCAGTATGAGTTCAATGCCTACAACATCGTCTACGCTGGTATGTCTGAACTGTTCGCACCGAAGGAGGTTGCGTAATGATTAGTTTTGTTTCTGTTTGCGAAGGTTGCATCGAATTGATCGACCACAACGGTGATTGGGTTGCCACGTATCGTAGTCCTGCCATGATCGCCGAAGCGATTATGAACAATGGTGGTCCTGATCGTGTGATCTATAAGTCTTCAGACTGGGACGAAGCAACTGCCTTCGGGTTCGACTCTCAAGAAGAGTTAGAAGGCATCTGGAAAAAAGTTTGCGATTATCTGTAAGGAGTTTGTTATGAGTTATTCATTGTTAGGTGAATCGAATGTTTTCGGTACTAGTCTTCAAGGCTATGTGTCTGCGAACTATCATGATCTGGTCGAGTTGCTAGGTGAGCCTACTTACATGGAACCATCGGGTGACGATAAGGTCACTACTGAGTGGTTGTTGGACTTCGAAGACGAAGATGACGGCGACATCGTTCCAGTGACTATCTATGACTGGAAGGAGTTCAGCCTGCGGTGTCGCGAAGATGCAGTATACAACTGGCACATCGGTGGCAAGTCTTTGCGGGCTGTCGATGCTATTCGAACTTTTCTTGAAGAAAATATGCAAAATTCACGCTTGACAGGCTGAATTTTTCCTGAGATAATTATCTCATAGTGTGGTAAAACGTTAATTGATGAGGAAATCGTTATGAGTCATGAAATCGAAATGCTGAACGGCCAAGCACAAATGGCCTACGTTGGTGAAGTGCCTTGGCACGGCCTCGGTGTTAAAGTTGATGACAATCTCACTCCGCGTGAGATGATGGAAGCGGCTGGTCTTGACTGGTCTGTCGAGAAAGAAAATGTCTTCTACTCGCGCAATGGCGAAATGGTCCGCGCACCGAAGCGTCAGGCGCTCGTTCGCTCTTCTGATAACAAGTATCTAGATATCGTCTCTGACAACTGGATCCCTGTTCAGAATGAAGAGGCTTTCGAGTTCTTTGATGAGTACACCAAGACTGGTGGCATGTCAATGCACACTGCTGGTTCACTCAAAGACGGTCAGATCATTTGGGGTCTGGCGAAAGTCAACGAGTCCTTCAGTCTCTTTGGCGGCAAAGATGAGGTAGAATCTTATCTCTTGTTGTCTAACCCTCACAACTACGGCAAGGGTGTCGATATTCGATTCACTCCGATCCGTGTTGTATGTAACAACACTCTGTCTCTGTCTCTTGAAGGCAAGGCATCGTTGGGTATCTCACTGAATCACCGCGCATCGTTCGATGCTGAGAAAGTGAAGTTGGCGCTCAATGAAGCCCATGAGAAGATGGACAAGTATCGCGAGATGGCACAGTTTCTCTCTGAGAAGCGGTACACTCAAGATAACCTGTTCGAATACTTTGCGCGAGTCTTTCCGAAGACGACCACGAAGTCGGGTGCTGTGTCTTTTGATGAACTGATGAAGCAGTTTAAGAAAGGCGAAAAGGTTGTCTCTCGTAATGCTCAAGAGGCAATGCAAGTGGTAGAAACACAGCCTGGCGCTGAGTTTGGTGCTGGTTCATGGTGGTCTGCTTACAATGCAGTCACTTATATGACCAATCACATGACGGGTCACAATCCCGACACTCGTATGCAGTCTGTGTGGTACGGCTCTAACAAAGACCGTAACATTAACGCTCTGGGTCTGGCAGTAGAGTACGCCGAAGCGGCATAATACTGTCCACTTTGGCTGGAGTTCGCTCCAGCCTTTTTTCACATCTGATAAATAGTATTTCAACAGAACTAGGAGAAATTCAATGCTGGATATGATTAGAAACTTTGTTCTTCAAATATTGAATATGGCATTTCCGCCCCGTGATCCTTTCGAGGGCATTGATACAGTCGATACAACTGCTGAGGAAGACATAGCCGAATATCGAGTTACTTTTCCTGATGTCAAGACTGAAGAAGAACTGAATGCAATGACTAAGGCACAGTTGGTCGAATACGCGGAAGGCTTTGGACTCGAAGTACTGAAGATGTCGTGGACAAAGAAGCGTATGGTCGTTGAAATCTGTGCGAATGGTCTTGCGCGAGGTGACTCTTGATTGCTATCTTCAAGGATGATGATCCGCAGATAGCCGCGGTTTCAACTTTCATCGAAGACATTGAAAAACTCACAAATGGCAACGAAATCTATTTCATGGATGCCGTTGTGTTGTACTGTGAGAACAACAATATTGAGATTGAAAGCGTGGCTAAATTCATCCGAAAGAATGCTATTCTGAAGGCGAGAATACAAGAAGAGGCAGAAGAGTTAAATTTTCTGAAAAAAACATCTAGATTACCTATTTGATATGGACCCATTTGAAGCCTATAAAATGTACACTGCGATTAGTCTACACTTCAATTCGCCGAGCTATGATTACTTCAAGTACAATGGATCAGTGAAGACAAGCAAGACTAAATTTGATGTGAGGAACGACAAATATTTTTTTCACAAACTTGCAAAAATTGAAAGTTTGCCGCTTTTTCTAGCCACTTCTTTCATGCGTGACAGTAAAGTCTGGGTAGGGAATTTGTTTGATGAAAAATATATCAAGTTGTACAAGCAAGCAGTGAAGAGACAGCAATCGTTGGAGTACACTTTCAAGACAGAGATGTCTAGATATGATGACCTCAATGATGCGCTAAATGTAGTCGATGGAGACTACCCTAGTATACTAATCGCGTACAAGCGCGGTGATGTATCGCCTGAAACAATGATTATATTGGATGGCGTGTTAAACGTCTTCGAGTATTGGAGTGATTCGATATCTGACAAAGTTGTCTGGCCTAAGATCAGAGATTCTTTGCGCAAGTATTCTGGATTTCTAAAATACGAAAAGACTAAATATAATAGGTTACTACTTGACATGTTCAATAGTACCTGTTAAGATACTTGTATCGTTATGAAATACGTGAATAAGCTGAATATACTACAATCATACATTGAATACGGAGAAATACTTATGACTAGTTCATTTGACCAACTCAAAAAATCTCGCACTTCTCAATTCGAGAAACTTACTCAAGCCGCAGAAAAACTGTCTAACAACGCGCCTCAAGGTGGCGGTGCAGATGAGCGATTCTGGAAGCCAACGGTAGATAAAGCAGGCAATGGTTCTGCAATCATTCGTTTTCTTCCTGCGTCTGCGGATGAAGATGTACCCTTTGTACGTTACTGGGATCACGGCTTTCAAGGTCCTGGTGGCTGGTATATCGAGAAGTCTCTTACATCAATCGGCGAAGAAGATCCAGTATCACAGTACAATAGCAAACTGTGGAACTCTGGCAGTGACGCTGATAAAGAGATCGCCCGCAAGCAAAAGCGCCGCTTGCACTACGTCTCAAACGTTTATGTTGTATCTGATCCAGGCAATCCTGCCAACGAAGGCAAAGTCTTCTTGTACGAATACGGCAAGAAAATCTTTGACAAGATTAATGATCTGATGCATCCTCAGTTTGAAGATGAAGACGCGGTGAATCCGTTTGATCTCTGGGAAGGTGCTAACTTCCGACTTCGCATTCGTCAGGTAGAAGGCTATCGAAACTATGATAAGTCTGCTTTCGATTCTCCCAGTCAACTGGCTGACGATGATTCTGAACTTGAATCAATCTGGAAATCAGAACATAGTCTGTCTGAATTCCTTGATCGAAAGAACTTCAAGTCATATGAAGAACTTCAAGCACGATTGTTCCGTGTGCTTGGCGAGCAAGGTGGCACTGCTGTAGCAGATAAAGTAGAGTATGAGCCTAAGCGTGAACAGACTGCTTGGACACCACCGACTGAATCGGTGAAAACAAGCGCAGTGAAAGAAGTACAGACTTCATTCCCAACGTCCTCTTTTGATGACGATGAAGACTCTCTGGACTTCTTCAAGAAGTTGGCCGAGGGATAACAGACATTTGTTGCAACCCTCACCATGCACCCCGCTTCGGCGGGGTTTTTTATGTCGTTTCGTATTTGGTTAAGAAACTATCTTTTGTTCGATAACTGATTGCAGAAGTACCACCTTTTGATGGACCATTACCACCCGCTATAGACTTAGGTGAAGGTTTATCCTGAGTCATTGGCATCATGATTGGCACAATCGATTGAACAACTTTTGAACGAGACTTCGACATATTACCCATGATCGATTTCAATTCACTTGACGGTATATTCATCTCAACGCTTTCTTCGCCTGTGAGATACTTCATGCCCTTTTCTACCCAGCCACCATTCTTCCTGTAGCCTGCTAGACCAGATAACATTTTCTTTGTAGCGTCTGCTGGAACGATAAAGCCATCTTCTTTCGGTACCATCAACTCTGGACCTTCTTCACCCACGAGATAGTCACTACCGTCTTCGACTGGTCCGCCTTTCGCTCTTGGTTCAGTTAAGAGTGTGATTGAACCATCTTCATTCTTGATGCGGAAATTATTTTTCATATAATTTTTGACGTATTCTGGTCTTTCACTTTCTGCGAACATTGACTCTTCGCCGCTGAATGCATCTTCGCCGTTGAATTTCCGCACACGTAAGCGGCTATCACGCCAAGAAACGTCTTCATCTTTTGCTAACACTGTACCGCTTGCTATATCAGCTTTCTCTTCTTCCTCTAAACGCAACTCACCCTCGGCCTTGGTTAACGCTAAATCTCCCTTTGCAGGATAACCATTCTGTATCGTCCATCCAGGTACACCAGGAAGAGCATTCCCATCACCAATCTCAGTCAGTCTTATCCATTCACTGGTACCACCGAACTGTATCATATTACCACCAGTCCAGCGGCCTACACCTATTCTCTCTGCTTCCCATTGGACACGACCTGATCTACCTTCTTTCTCTGCTTTTTCAGTTAATATTTCTTTTCTTGCCGCAGAAGCCTTTTTCCAATCTTTTTCATGTTCTTCCATTATCTTGAATATTTTATCGGTCATGGCATTTGGATCAATACCACGCGACTCTAAATCATCAAAATACGCGACAGTCTCTTCCATTTGCCTCTCGCCTTCAGCCATCCACTCTTCCAATTCCTTGTCGGCTTCATCGAATTCAGCAAATGGATTATACGCTTCTTCGCCTTCTTCACCTACTAGATAAGTTTCACCAGCTTCGACTGGTCCGCCTTTCGCACGAGGTTCAATGTTCTCCTGCTTCAGATAGTCTTCAATCATGCGATCTAGTCTGCCATACGAGACATCCATATTCTCAATCTTAGCAGGCAATAGACCAACAGACTGCAAGAATTCAACTTTATCGAATGTATCACCTTTCGCTTCATAATACGAAGAACTGCCTTTGGCATTCGCTCGGCGCAGAGCCATGTATTGCTCTTGTTCTTCAGGATTATCATACACTTTATCTTCACTAAAGCCAAATTCATCTTCAACCATCTTGAATGTGCCACGCTCATCGCTTTCTTCAAATGCTTTTTCAGCGGCCTTTGCTTGCATGTAACTGGCATAAGACGATCTAATAAGTTCAGCACGTTCATTAATCTGATTAATCTGACGACCAGACTTTCGACCATCAATTGCACGGACATCTTTAGTGGGTTTCGGTGATTCTATTTCTCTACCACGCTTGCTAGTATCAGCATCTTCTGTTTTCGCATCATAAGAAGCGCCTGGTTTTAACATCTTCGGCGGCTGTGCATTCATATAATCTTCATACCATTGATCACCTTCAGGTGACCATGGTCTACGATAACCTGCCGCCCGCTCTTCTTCCATGTTTTTTCTTTTAATATCGGGATTATGATACTCTATTTCTCTCTCGCTCGCCGCTTCTCTATCTTTATCCTTTTCCTTTTGTAGTTCTATATTGTCCAGCACTTCATCAAGTTCTGGACCCATTAATTTTTCAACTAATTCTTGAGGATTGTCTGAGAAATCATAATCTCTAATTACTTGACCGTCATAATTTATCAATGTTCCGCTTGATACGAAGTCTTCTAAGTATTCACGATCTTCGTTTGTAAGTCCTACGGGAACGCCTGCTTTCTCAACAAGAATACCAGCGATTTTTAAATCTTCTCTATATGCTTTACGTCTATTTCTTGCTATCTCATGATATTCTTTGTACGTTCCTGGCTTGCCGTTAATGAAAACATCACCATGAATAATTTCAGTTTTGGTTTTAAGTGATTCACCCATTTCAATTTGTTCTAGTGATTCTTCATTCGACATTACATTGCGCGTAGGAATACCAGATGTTTGCACTTCTTTGCCAGTGATATTTCCGGTCGGTGTAAGTGAAGCCGCTTGAGGGAATGGATCAGGATTACCCATTGCCATGGCAGCCGCTCTGGCCATATTAATTTTTTCTAATTCTTCTTCAGTGAAATCTGTTCTTATTTCACCATTAAGCTCGACAACGATACCGCCGACTCTTCTACCTTCTTCAGAATATATCTGTGTTTCTTCGCCGTCGCTGGTTTCAGACATAACTTTAGATTTGCTAGGCATGGGCAACACTTGATTAGTTCTTCTGCCTTTTTCACCTACAACAACATCGGCTCTTGTAGCATTTTTTCCTGGAAGATTTTCTTCAGCGGCATATCTCCCTTGACGTTTTTCATCCATTCGCCGATTGTATTCGGCATAGAGCATTTGATAAGGACTATCTTTTTCTAGGCTTCTTTCTAGATCACTGTGATGCAAGATAGCAACAATCTCATCATCTGTGAGTTCACTGATTCTGTCTGATTCTAATTCAGAGTAGCCAATCAAATCAGAATCATAAATTCCTTTATCTTTTGCACCTGCTAATGCTTCATTCCAGTATGCTTGATCTTTCTCTTGCTCAATGAAACCCTGTGTCTTAGCACGAGTCGTAGACATTGCTTCTTCTTCATTGTCATAGATTTGCGTATCTTCTGGACCACGAATCAATTTTGTATAATCATAGCCTTCTGGATTATCACGAGAGCCTACACCTTTCTCAAGGTTGTCCATCTCCCACCAGTTCTTAGTCTCACCAAGAATTTCTTGTGCATCTGCGAGTGGTCCTTGATCAACTACTGCTGTTTTTCTGCCAAACTGCTCAACAAATCCCTCATAGTCATCCATAAACTTACGAGCATTGATTAATGTGATTTGCTCAAGTACACTTTCAAATTGCTCTGCTGAAACTGCAATCTCTTTTGCTAATGCTTCTTTAAGCTGTGGCGTGTCTGCATCACTCAATTCTGCTTCAGTGATAGGACGACTTGCTCCGTCAAGGAACAATTCGCGACTGGTATCTACCATCTTAAATCTTTCTTCGATGTTGACTCTAATCAACTCTAGTAGATCGGAGAAGCCATCTTCTCCCAAGAAGAATTTAAGTTCATTAGTTAAGTCTTTGCCATACTCATCCATGTACTTCTGTTTGATTGCTTCATATTCATCCCATGATGAAACGTCTTTGAAAGCCGAGAGCATTTCGCCCTTGTTGCCTTCTAAGTCAAACAGTCCTTCACCCAATATATCTGCAATTAAACTTGTACCTTTCTTATCACCATAACGCTGATCCATTCGCTCTTCGTCTTCAGGACGAATAGTTGTCTGGAGTTTCGCGACTAACTCACCATTCTGTCTTCTCTTTTCATCTCTAATATTTGCTTTGATTAGATTTTCGAATTCTTGATAGTCTGCACTGCTCAATGCCATTGACGCACTTTCAAATAAGCCGAAGGTGAACTTCTTCTTCATCTCTTCATCGACAGCTTTCAATTTTTCTTCAGTATGAATATCTTTTGCAATTTCCAGATATATTTTTCTGGTGCTATCAAACATACCTTCATCTGCGACTAGTTGCACAAGTGCTTCTGGTGTCATTTGACCCGAGCCTTTCAGCTCCATATCAGTTGGTCCACCGCTTGTCACTGCAAATGTAGTGCCGCCGATTGTGCTTGTGCCTTTTAATTCAGATTTAATATCACGATCTTCTACTGATTTCTCATCTTCCTCATCATCATCACCGCCAGTAATCGAACTAATGAAGTCTCTTCCAACTTTGGCAGCAAATCCTGCCATTGCTTCCTTGAAAGTTTTATCACCTAAAATTCCATCATATAATGCATCAACGAGATCGTCTAGTTGTAATAATCTATAAACATCATCACCGAAGAATAAGCCCGCCACAAAACCGCCGAAGCCACCCAACAACGTTCCATATGGCCCGCCTATGCTTGTGCCTGCCAAACCAAAAATCAAAGCAGTCGCATATGCGCCACCAAGTGCCATGAAGATTCTGTTTATCTGTTCTTTGTTTCCTTCATGCCATTCCTTTTCACCGATTTGTCCTAATGCAAAACTTTCACTGGCTCTGTACATGAATACAAACGATTCTCCAATCAAGTACCACTTAACAAGTTTTTTGCCAAGAGAATCGAGTTTGGTTACTAGTCCATCTGGAAGAAACTTACTTGTATTTGCCCACCAATCATCAAATTTATCACCCATCTTCTGCATGTTTACAAAGAATTTTTCAAGCCACGCCAAGTTCTGTCTAAATTTCAGCGCCCTTTCATATCTTTTTTGCATGTCAATTCTTGTGCCGCCCTTGGTACCTCGCATTCCCTCTTTGATCATGCCAGGATTTAATTGCATTCCTACTGGCTTCTGCACAACATCGGCGGCTCTGAGGCCTGCCAGTTTCATTCTATCACTTAGACCCTGAGGTTTAACACCTTTCGTGTCGAATGTTCTTCTTGCGGCGTTAGCGTTCTTACCTATCTGTGTGCCTTTTTTTGCACCAGCGGCAGATGTTATACCAGGAACAACCGTATCAGTAAATGTAGTAATGCCTTGATCGACAGCTTCAATCCCTGCGATTGCTGTATCTAATATGTCTGTTCCGCTGGGTTTGATATTGCCAACTGCATAATTGTACAGACCAAATCCAGCCGCACCACCGAGCGCAATCTTACCAAGAGTTCTTAATAGACCATCACTCTTATCACTGATAGTCCTGCGAAGACCTGCTATAGAGGATTGAGTTTTTTCATGTCCTCTTTTATTTTCTAACTCTGCTTCATCATCGCGCCGTCTCTGTGCTAGACTTTCTTTTCTATTCTGTTCGATAGCAGATGAAACAAGACTATTATATTTGTTGATTAAATTATTCTGTGTCCTAACAGCGGACTCGACTTTTGCTTGTCGCTCGATGATTAGATTAAGGTGACGGGCATACTTACCCTCAAGGGGACCTAATTTAGGTTTGATGATTACATCTGCTACTTTTACTTTCTGCAAATCAGGAAAATCAACAACTGACTTATTACTGCTTGTTGTAGTATCTTTATCATTCGAGGTGGCGCCCATGGCATCGTCAATCACAGATTCTTCGGCTTTTCCGCCAAATAAAGCATCAACAATCGAACTTGCCACATATCCTTTTGCAAAACCTTTTAAGCCACCGCCGCTATCCTTTTTGCCTTTCGGCTTTTTCTTGGATTTCAATGCTTTGGTTAAAAACGATAGTCTGCCTGGTTTCTTAGCCATTTTATTTTCCTGATTTGCCTAGGTACATATTAGATGTATCCTTTTGCTTTCTCTTTTTGTTCTTCGACTTTATTTCTAATCATTTGCGTATACACATCTCGCTCATAAGGAATCATATCTTCTAGTTCAGTGATTGAGAATTTATGATTCTGTGATATAGCAAATAACAATTCATAATAACCGTAGAGAGACATATGTCCTAGGCAAGGTAGAAAAAATCTTCGACCGAGCGGAACACAACTCTCTTTTCTTCTTCATTATTATTTGTATATGCGACAACATGCTCAATCTTCGGAACAGTGTTGAAAAATTGTTCAATTTTTTCATACGCTTCAACAGGCAAGTTATCAAGAAACTCTCTCTTTTCAATGTCAGTTGATTCGTTCCAAGGATAAACTTCTTCTTCATCGTAAACAAAATCAATGCATTCCATGATTGTTGAGTACACAACGTCAGTTCTATTTGTACCGCCAGTTACTTTCTCAGCAATTTTAGGAGTAGCGTATTTCATTTGCATACCAATTTTATCATTAATCTGAATTTTTTTATCATGGTTTTCTGCAAACTGTACTTCGATCTCATCAAGATTAATTTCAAGTTCATGGCGTTGACCGTCAGTACTATCATTCACTGAGAACTTTACTGTTGTGCCAATGGATGCGGAACGCAATTTAACGAAGATGTATTCCATGTCAAAAATAGGAATATCATCGACATCAAAGCCTTCGCTGATGACGCAGTTATTGATGATTTGACTTACTGCTCGAATGTGATCAATCGCATCGTCCGACTCTCTAGCAGTGAGAAGAATTTTTTCTTCTTTCACCAAAAATGGACGATACTGAATTTTCATACCTGTCGAGGGCTGTGTCAATTCAAACGTGGGAATATTAATTTTAGGAAGTGCCATAATGTTTCTCCATTATTACGTAATTGTGTAGTTCAGATATTTAAATGTTACATTCAATCTCGCAAGATCGTCTTGGTTACTCCATGCCATCTGCATCTGATCGACAGCAATTGGATAACATTCATAAAGTTTATATGTTTTGGATAGACCGCCGTCTGGTTTGTATACTCTGATCTCGATAACACCCGTTGCGTAGTCTCTATAATAACCAGGATAGTAAAGTCTATCGCCTTTAATATCGACAATTTTATTCACCCAATCATTAACATTCTTTAGAATCGAACCATCTTCATCGACTGTAAATGTAATCGTTATTTCTTGTGGATTATACGAATAAGGAACCGTATATGCCGCGCCCGTTGAGTAAGGTTTATAGTTGTCGATATTCGCAAATGCGGCACCAGGGAGCGATAGTGCTTCCGCTCTATACGAGTGCATCGCGCCAGAGAATGTGCCTCCGAATATCCAGCACTCAAAGCTACTCGGCTTAATTGAGCCTTTTGCAGTACCTTCTTGCTTAAACTTTTCTACGCTGAATGGCATTTTTTTATCCGTTTCTTATGATTTGTTTTGATTCATTCCAGACTTTTGATTTCTTGCCCTTTCTGAATCTTTCAGTCGGCAAGAACAGAGCAGTGTCCCAATCTTCATATGGAATGTATAGCAATCGTGATCTTAAATGATTAGACAGATATCGTTTCACAGTAGGTCTAAAATAATTATATTTTGCCGCACTGTTTAAGAATGAATAAGTCAACCTTAGTTTTTTACTATCTCGCAGTCTGTCATCTCGCTCAATATCGTACAATTTATCCATTAATCTGGCTCTGTACATGAGAGGAAGATAGTGCATATTCATTCCAAGAAAGCCGTCTTTGTATTTATCTAACACAAATA